CACGCTGGAATATCAGCGGTTTGGAGACGGGCGTCAAGTGGTACGTGCGAGTGCGGTTGATATCGGGCAGTGGCGAAGATGCCACCTACGGAGCATACAGCGACATCGAATCAATTGACCTGTCCAGTGCACCCGCTGTACCCGTTCTGGCGCTCTCAGACGGCGTTATAACAGAGGATGGCAGTGTTACTGCATCGTGGTCTTATTCTTCGACAGACGGGACGCTACAGGCCTACGCAGAGCTTGCAGAGGTGGTCAATGGTGAATACGTACCACTTGCTCACACCGAGACAGCGCAGAACGTTACTATTTCGGCAGCCGAAGTTGGTTGGTCGGCGGGAGAATCACATGATTTGGTTGTGCGGGTAGTATCCGGAAGCGGTAAATATTCCGATGGTTGGAGCGATCCGGTCAGGGTAGTCATTGCAGAACCTCTGACGGTTGCGATTGCATCCGACAGCTTAGAGCCACAGACAATTGTAGTTGGGAGCGTGTCCCGTAACATCAACGCTCTGACGGAAATGCCATTGACGGTCACGACCTCCGGAGCGGGTGAGGGTAGCACGGTTACGCTTATCATTGAGCGTGCGGAAACCTACCACATCGACCGCCCTGACGAATCGGAGCTGTACGGCTTCGAGGGTGAGACGGTGGCAATTGTCACGAATGAGGGCGACGGCACGATAAACATTACCAGAGATGATTTGATAGGACGGCTGGACGATGGTGCGAGTTACCGCATCATTGTGACGGCACAGGATGGTTTAGGCCAGAGCGCACATGTCGAGAAAGACTTCGAAGTGCATTGGGCGCACCAAGCACTTGTGCCGACAGCTTCCGTAACAATCGATTCTGACGCCATGATTGCGAAGTTGACGCCGATCGCACCGACCGGAACGGCTACGGGCGATACGTGCGACATCTACCGCTTGAGCGTTGACAAACCCGTGCTGATTTATCCGAATGCGCTCTTTGGAACTGTGTACGTCGACCCGTTCCCCACGATCGGAGAGTACGGCGGGCATCGGTTCGTGTTCAAGACTGTGGACGGCGACTACATCACGGAGGATAACACGCTTGCATGGGTGGATACCGATGAGGATGACGGCGACAGACTCGACACCGAAGCGAATATCATCGACTTTGCAGGCGGTAGAGTAGAACTCATCTACGAAATCGACCTTTCCAACAGCTGGACGAAAGACTTTACCGAAACACAGTATCTTGGCGGTGCGGTGCAGGGCGACTGGAACCCAGCGGTGACACGGTCTACCAACGTTTCAGCGGTCGGTATCACTGCGGATGATCAGGAGACCATTCAGGCTATGAGACGTCTTGCAGAGCATCCGGGCATCTGTCATATCAGGACGAAAGATGGAAGTAGCTTTGCAGCAGATGTTCAAGTTACAGAAAATTACAAGCAATCGAATGATCAGAAACTGGTCTATTTCAGCTTGAAGATTACCCGTGTTGACTCTGAGTCTTACGATGGTGTGACGCTCGCCGAGTGGAACGAGACGCAGCAGGAGGAGGCGTGATAGATGGATTGGTCAAAAGGCTATTCAGCGTCTTACCATATGACCCGCGTAGACCCTGCTACGTGGCGCGACATCGAGCGCATTGAGATAACCGGCGGAAGTATCAAGCGGAATACTGACGGCCTTATGCAGTCCGCTGACGTCGACTGTGTGAACTATCAGAGGGGTGAGATTTGGATTCGCATCTACCTCGACACCAACCAGAACGGAGCACACGCACATGAAGCCTTATTCACAGGCCTTGCGACCTCTCCGGAACGCTCATACAACGGGCGGATGTCTACCAGCGCATTAAACGGCTATTCCGTGCTAAAGCCTGCTGACGACGTGATTCTCCCGCGGGGGTGGTATGCTCCCGCCGGGATGAACGCGGCCGAACAGGTCAAAAAACTGTTGTCAGTCACTCCCGCGCCGATCACGGTTGCGGATGGTTCGCCATCGCTGACAAATGCGATTATTGCAGAAGACGGAGAGTCGAGATTGACGATGGCAACGAAGATTCTGACCGCTATCGGTTGGCGTCTTAGGATTGCGGGGGATGGTGCAATCAGCATCGAACCCGCTCCCCTCGCTGTCGTGGCGGCGTTTGATCCGAACTATAACGATGTCATCGAAACGCAGATAGACGTTGCTTTGGATTGGTACGCTGCGCCCAACGTGCTTATGTGTACGGACGAGGACATGACCGCCATTGCCCGGGACGATTCCAGGAGAAGTCCGTTGTCCACCGTCAACCGTGGGCGTGAGGTGTGGGCGTTCGAGTCGAACTGCGACAGGGGCGACAACGAGTCTATTGCGGAATATGCAAGCAGACGTCTTGCGGAACTTCAGCAAGTAGAACTATCTGCGGAGTACGACCGCCGATTTATGCCGGGCGTGCTTCCAGGCGATTTGGTAAGGCTGAGTTATCCGGAACAGGGGCTTGACGGAATCTTTGCGGTGGATACCCAGAGCATCGAACTTGGTCACGCCGCACGGACTTCCGAGCGAGTCACCACGCCTGCACAGCTGACGAGTCGGCAGGATGACACAGAAGATACAATCACCGGACTTTTCCGCCTGATTGATGATGATAGAAACTATATTGTTTCTGACGATGATGATTACATCGTCGGCCTCATGACTACGGAGGGTTAAACAATGGCATTGGAAAACTATAGACCAATTCAGTTTCCGGAGAAAACGGAGATTGATAACACCGATGTCGTATTGATCGACAGTTCGACCAACGGCACGAACAAGTACCAGCTGTCGCGACTCACAGCACAGGCACAAGCTGAAGCACAGGCTCTTGTTGACGCCGAAGCAGCCGCCAGAGAAGAAGCTGACAATGCTTTAAAAGAAGATTTTAATGAGTTCTCTGGTGTGAACGGAATTTCTGGACAATCAATTAATGGTAGTGCAAATATAGATACAGCTATAACAGAAACGGTTACGCAAAACAACTATTGGTATCCAACAGGAAGCGGTACTATCGCAAGCGGCGGAGCAAAAGAGGGCATGGATAAAGCCGTTTTTGACATTACCAATGTGTCAGGAAAAATTGCTATCGGTTTTGACCCTAATGCGAGTTATGGTTCTGGTTCAATGGTTGTTGGTTTATCTTCATCCGCAGTATCCCCTTATACTCGAGTTACATATTATAGTGTCAGCAATGTACAAAGCACCACAAATTATTTTACTGTTAATGGGAATGTTGTTACTGCCGACCTTGATGCGCTTAAGTCAGCATATCCAACAGCGGTACTAATGTTTGTCAATGTTCCGCATAATGTGTGGAAACTTGATAACATTACTACATTTAAAAAGACATTACATTGGCTTTCCATCGCTGGTTATGTGCCGTCAATAGTTGTTGCCGCTGATGGTAGTGGAGATTACACAACAATTACCGAGGCTATGTCAGCGGCGAGTAACGGAGATACCATTTACATCAAAGACGGCGAATATAAGGAAACTGTCGTTGTGAACAAGTATGTTCATTTAGTCGGTCAGAGCAAACAGGGGACTATTCTTTATCAAGATATTGGTGACTATAACAATTGTCCGATTCTTATCACACAGGGGTCTGTTTGCAACATGACCATCAAATCACTTGCACCAGATGATACAAGCGGACTGTCAAGTTATGCCTATGCGATCCATCTTGATAAAAATTTCGCTTCAGAAGCCAAGTATCAGAAATGCGAAATCTACAACTGTGATATTTATTCAGAAGTGAATGATGCTATTGGGGCAGGCACAAACTACGCATCTGAGTATGACATACATGACTGCTTATTGCATGTTGCACACAATCCAGTAAAGGCTGGGTCATGCGGTTTCAAATGCCACAATGGGCAGAAACAGACAACTGGAAAAGTCACGCTCAGAAACAATGTAATCATGACTGAGGATGCAAACGGAACATCATGCTATGACATTCTATTCCACAATGGTGGCATAAGCAATACACAGCCAATCGACATTATTCTGGTCGGAAATGTGCTGAAATACTACCACAATGGAATCACTAATATATTTGTTCCGTCTGACTACAACTATGGCAATAGTGTGGCAGAAATGAACACGCTTTCTTAAAGAGAACTTTAACACACATCGGGGGGCGGCATTGTCCGTCCCCTACTACCAAAAGGGGGTGAAGAATGAGCGCGAAAAATGAATCCATTGTCCGCTCGATGGTCGACGCGATCCGGAACGCGGACAAGGCGAAGACATCGCCGTATGACACCACCGCCACCGTCCGGCGCGTCGAATCCGGCGTCGCATGGGTGCATATACCGGGGGGAGTGGATGAAACCCCGGTTAAGATGACCATTGCCGCCAAGCCGGGCGATACCGTGCAAGTCAGAGTATCTGGTGGCAGAGCGTTCCTGGTTGGCAATGCGAGTGCTCCGCCGACGGATGACCGGACAGCAAACGCCATCGGCCAGAACCTCACGAAGCGAATCGACACGACCAACGGCGTGCTGAATGGTGTGCGGAAGGTGGTTGAATCCGTCCGTAAGATAGCCGCCAATACTAACCAGTATTTCTGGCACACCGAGACCGGCACCGACACAGGCGCCCATATCACTGAGATTCCGCAGGAAGAATTCCTCCGTGATCCGGAGCACGGCGGCGGGAATTTGTTGGCAAGGTCGAATGGCATTGCGGTGCGGGATGGGCTGAAGGAGCTTGCAAAATTCAGCGCTGATGGCATTGCGCTGGGTGAGGATGATGCTGTCATAATCGCCCCATCAGGCGCGACAAAAACAGTATGGTACTTCGATCCATTAGGGCGGCAATCACTCCCAGCAACTATAGACCTTTCCGCAAGTGAGCTATATGCAGCATTGCCTGATGGCAGTGGATTCGCTATACGAATCGTTTTTACCGCTGGAGACGTTAGCTTTTCTTATACAAAAGGAACGGCAAGCACAAGTTCGTATACACCATTTAGTGTTACATACGATGGCGATCATGAAATGTCTATATCGAGCAGCTCCTCACAAATCACTTCAATAACTCTGACGGTATTTGCTCAAATTGAAGTGCAGGGAGGTGTTTTTTCCTTCGGGCAAAGAAGCCCTGGCTCCGCAGGCGCATTCAGTGCGACATTTGGCGAAGGTTTGATTGCATCGGCCGAAAATCAGGCGGTGTTTGGCTCGTACAATGAAGACGACCCTTCAAAGATATTAATTGTTGGCGGCGGTTTTGTGCATACCAGCGGGTCTACAATACGAGCGAATGTTTTTACTGTCGACAAACAGGGAAATGTTGAATGCAAAAATCATAAGGTGGGATGCGTTGCGCGTGGCACGGACGGCGACTGGACATACTATAAATACGACGATGGCTGCTTTGATGCATATATTCGTGTCAGTGTTTCGCTCACACATTACATAACATCAAACGGCTTTTATGGGTACAACACGACGCTGAATCTTCCCACGGGATGCGTTGGTGCGACGGCTAATTCGTACTCCGTTTTTGCCACATGGAAGATAGGAACAGGCTTTGCGATAAGTTCCGATATCACACACGTATCCGCATCACAAATAAAGCTGTACGGATTAGGTACAGCCAGTGGCACAAATTCGTGCGTCATTGATGTGCATGTACACGGGAAATATCAATAAGGAGATAATCATTATGGACATCAACATCATCAAAGAACTGCACCTCGCAAACAAAGCATGGGTTCTGTTGCTTCCCTGCATCTGCATGGCCATTGACATTGCCACGGGGCTTGCCTATGCGTGGGTAAGTAAGACATTCGACAGTGCCAGGATGCGTGCCGGCCTCGGTAAGAAGTTCGGTGAGCTGTCGTATATCGTCCTCGGATGCATCGCCTGTTATGCTCTGGGCGTGCCGCTGTACATCGCCATCGCTATATCATTATATATCGACTTTATGGAGGCTATGAGCATCATGGAGAACGGCGACAAGCTGGGAGCGCCGATGCCGGGATTTATCAAGCGGGTTGTCAACAACGTTTCCGATTCTCTTCAGAACGACGATCTGGACACCATCATAAAAAAGGCAGAGGAGCTGAAGAAATGACCGATAAACAGAAAACCTTTATCGAGCGCATTGCGCCACTGGTTGCGGAATATGCTCCAAAGTATGATATCAAGGTTGTGTCTCCGATCATCGGACAAGCTATCCTGGAATCTGGATGGGGCGAAAGCCTGTTATCTAAGGTCTACCACAACTATTTCGGCTTGAAGTGTGGGTCAAAGTGGACAGGCAAGAGCGTCAACCTCCAAACCAAGGAAGAATACACGGTTGGCACGCATACCACCATCAAGGCGAATTTCCGTGTATACGATTCCGATCGGGAAGGCATCAAGGGGTATTTCGAGTTCATACAGCTTGCGAGGTATGCCAACCTTAAGACCACAAGCAGCCCTGACGAGTACATGAAGCGAATTGCATCTGATGGTTATGCGACTTCGCACACCTACGCCGAGGATGTGCTGAAGGTGGTGGACAAGTACGGCTTGCGGAAGTACGACAAGCACGAAGCCACCACTCCGAAAGCTGTCGAGATTACGGAGCGAGACGTCACGTTGATCGGCCACGGCTCCGGCACACCGGCGAAGCACAATCTGTATAGCTACACGACCGCTAGAGCCGCCCAGAAAGCGCCGAACGGCAAGCACAAGGGGATTGTTGCGGTGCGACGTCTTAAGGGAATAACGGACGCAGAGCGCGTCTCATTCCGTAATACTATCAAGGTGTGCATCGGTCGGAATCGCTACAAGCAGGCATGGCGCGGATATGTCTACA